CTATTCAATTTTACCGCCAGGCTCACCCTCAGTAAAAAATACTTCATCAATAGCGGCATTTATTGCCGTGGTTGCTTCGTTGTTCGCTGTAGAAATACCGCTTATAACAAAGTTTATCGGCGCAGCTACTGGAGCACATACATAGATGATCGCAATAATGGGCTGTAAGGGATAAATAAAATCGGCCGCTCTTCCCTGATCGCCTGTCGCTTTCACCGCGCCCCATTCTTCGAACTGAGATATCCCATCAGTCCCGATCGGAAAACCACCGGCGTCATTGCCATCACACATAATATAAATGCCGACCGTGCCCACCCCCATCAGCCGCCGTTTTACCCAGCAGCGAGTGATCCCAGGCACTGACAAAGCCCAGCCGCGATAATCAGTGTCATTGCCGCCTTGCGGTGTATTTTGATAAGCCAGCAACATGCGGGAACGGAAAGCATCTTCAGATTCGATATCGGCACCACCGGATATCTTAACTATTGCGGTGGACACAGACTGAACACCGTCAATGGCCACGTCCAGTGTTAACGATGTCCCTGCGTCTGCATTACCTGCCGCGCCGCCGCCCGTGGTGTCATCCAATACACTCGGAAGAACAGCCGTGATTGAACCGGTGGCTGTACCGCCAGCGCTCAGCGTTAACTCATGATCGAGGCGATATTGATATCCGTGACCAACTGCAATGGTCCGGCAACTAACTGATCAGGTACAAACAATGATGACCGCATACCCGGCTGGAAAGCATTTTGTCCGAACTTATCCATTATTTCTTACCTCTTGCAGAGTCATAAAGGCTGGTCATTTTAGTCACCATTGAGGCCCCTTTTGATGCGACTGCGGCATCCTGTCCGGGCTGTGCATTACCGTTAGCTTGCATCCGCTCATCAAGGGATCGCTTGCGGGAGGCAGATGCTGGCGGGACAACTGCGCTGGTTGAGGCAAGAACACGTATCACGGCGGCGGAACTCATACCAGAATTAAGCGCCAGAGAGACGGCTAATTCTCCGCGACCCGCTGCATGCTTGCTGCCAAAAATACGTGCACAGCGATTACGTTCGGCATTGCGGCCTTTTTTGGCATCATTGCTCTCATCGCTATCATCGCCATCATTATCATCGCCATCGTCGCTTGCGTCAGGATCCTTATCATCAGAATCGTCCGGGTCGTCATTATTTTCTTCGGCCTTTTTAGCCTTCCTTGCCTCCTCTTCCTCTTCGGCCTTTTTGGCTTTTCTGGCCTCTTCATCTTTCTCATCATCGGGTTCATCGGATGCCTTAGCACCACGGCCAAACAGGTGTGAAAAACTTTTAATTTTCGCCATTATCTTCTCCAACCAATGTTAATAAATCGCGGAATGCGACATCAGGCGAGGCAACTTCATCAGCCAACCCCAACTGCACACCATCGGCGGCTAAGTAACATGCCGCTTCAGTGTCCCTGATAGTTCTCTCTGCTATCCCGCGATTGCGGGAAACGGTACTCACAAACAGGCGGCCCATATCGTCAACATCTGACTGAATGGCCTTCTTTGCCTCTTCGCTTAATGCTTCATAGGGATTTGACTCCGCTTTTCTGCTGCCGAAAGTGATTATCGTGACCTGCACCCCATCACTTTTTATGCGCTGCGACCAGTCAACATGCATCACGATGACGCCAATTGAACCGACTCCGCCCGTTCGCGGGACGATAATTTTATCCGCAGCGCTGGCCAGTGCATAAGCAGCCGAATAGGCATTTTCGGACAGGATAGACCAAATGGGTTTTTCTCCTCGTGCCGCATAAATTTCATCGACCAGATCAAAACAGCCTGCCACTTCACCGCCCGGTGAGTCGATATCAAAACAAATCCCCTTAACCGCATCATCATTCATTGCATTCAGGAAACTGGCCCGAATGCCGTCATAGCCCGTCATGCCACTGTAGGGGCGTAGGGTGCCTAACTTTTGCACCAGAGTGCCTTGAATCGGAATAACTGCTACGCCCTCAATAACGTCATAGCCACAATCACTTACTTGAAAGCATGACCGCCCGGTTTAACGGTAGAGTAAACAAGACGCTATCTTTTATGTTGATCGTTCTCGGTTCAACCGTTGCAATCAGCCATTTCAATCCTGTTTTGATGGGTTTGTTAATAGCGCTTATTTCTGCACTAAATACCGTAGGTGCCTTTGGATCATCGGCAGAACTATCGCGCGTCCAATCATCTCGGTATTTGAGACTCTACAATTGCTTGCACCTTGTTCGCTCTGATGAAGAATTAATGCAGCAACTGATGAAAATACAAGAAGACGATCATATCCCGAACCCTACTATTGCCAAATTAGCTGAGCGTGAAGCGGGAAAAACGTTCGACATTTTTATGGTGCGAACACCCCCCACCGAGAGGGAGCGAGTATATTCATTCTTTATTGGATGAGGCTCCAACTACCCAGATGCTATGGCGTGGTCACTCACTAAAATCTGAGTCTGATACAGGGAGCCTTTCTTCGCTTTCTAATGCTACAAAAGATTTTCTAATGTTATGGGCGATACTTTTCGCCCGCTGTTCGTCCACATATCCACGATTATCAAATTCAATAATTAGGACGTTAACTAATACGTTACGCGCTGAATGTTGTGAATCTTCTGCCAAATCTGCAAATTTCATACTTACCTCTCTGAAGTAAAAAGGCCCACCGAAGTGAGCCTCAAAATTCGTACGTTAACGTTTTCATGTAGTTAACGAATGCTACCCTCACTAATGAGGGCACCAAATCGGTAATGTCACCAATATGGTTATGCGTGATGATTTCATAACGGATAGTAAAATTGATAACGGATTAGCACATTCGGCTGGATACTGTTTCACAACGATTGGATTAACCAATCCAGTACCCATGCGAATGTAGAAACACTAGGATAGCGTTATTGCATTCTTAATTAATAAACGACGCATCAATGAGCCATGCATTAGTTTTGACGATCATTAAATATTGAGCGTATACCTGTATGGGCAGGTGAAATATTCACTTGGAAATATGGATAATGGAGAAATAATTATGCGTAAAATTATTAGCTGTTGTTTTGTCATTGCCACATTAACAATCACTAGTCCTGCTTTCGCGATACTGTGTATACAAACAACTGAACTCGACCCTGCGCAGTGTTTTGCAACATGCGCACGGCATAATCTGCTCGATCCAATGGCGGCTATCTTGTGCACCTGAATAGAATAATTCAGTCAAGATACATTGATTGCTGAATAAGTATAAAGGCTGGGGAGTTTTGATGTCCGCTCATGGAAACAAAGCTCACCGCCTTATATTGGACTTAACCGATTCATCTAGTGCCGCTGATTCTACATACGGGATAATCCCGCATGAAAAAAAAGCCCCGCGATATGCGAGGCCTTAATGTTTTTCGTGGCGCTCATCTACAGAAACGCCCATGATTTAGAGAATCTACGCCAACTTTATGCAAAACGCAAGCGATATGTATAAATAATGCCGCCATCAGTACCAATCGTGCCGCTATCGTGTGATTTTCTGAAATTCAGATTCTGCATAGCTCTCTTCAATATCACATTTAGCCACCAGCGACGCATAGAATGGCTTCCAGTTACGCGACCAAGATGATTGGGTAAGTTCAGGAAGCAGCGCTGTAATCGCTCTGTAAGCTGTTGTTGAGGGTGTCCGTTTGTATCCAATTCCTGAGCAGCGTTCACACTCTTTCTCGACTGGCGCGCCAAGCCGTTTGGATTTCTCAAGGTCACGCACTTTACCGGTACCATTGCAGCGGCAACGATGGGAAATTTTCCCCTTTCCGTTACAGGGAATGCACAATTCACCCACCAGTTCATCCTCTATCCATGCATCTGTTTTTTCACCGCATCCGGGGTGTTTAACCACTTTTTGAATGCTGTAAATCAGCCTCTTCCCTTTGCAGTGTTTACATGTGGTAGTAGCCGCTGCTGAACTGCTGTATTCCTCGTAGGCAAATTTAGACAAGATAACCATGCATTGAGCCATTCGGCGTCCAGATGCTTTACCGACATGCTTCGGGGCGTTCTTCATGGCGAATTGGGTAAGCTGCTCAACTGTTCGGATCCGGTCCTCTTTGCTGATGCCGACCTTACCCAAATATGCCGCCATGCCGAAACTGGCCCGAGCCTCAACCATCCCCATTGCGGCTGCCATATCTGGCCCTTTGAGCGAATCGGAAGAGGTAGCGCGGGGCGAATCTGTAATCATCTGGCTCTTGGCGCTGAACTGCTTAATTGCTGATTCTAATTTCATTATGCCGTCCTCAATAAGGGCCACTCATACACTGCCGCACCATTTATAATCATGTCGTTGAAGTCACCGATCGCGGGCCAGCGGATGGTCACTCGCTCTACGTCATTATTACAACGAACATATAGATCGCCCTTGGATAGCATGGCAAGCGGCAATCAAGACGCCGGTAACTCTCCCTCCCCTGATGGATATCGACGGCCTAGAGGGTGAGGAACTTATTAAGGCTGGCATCCACAACCAAGCCATTGCCCTGTGCTCGATCGCAATACGGAAAGCGGGCTATCCGTCAGAGTGTTCACCAATGTTTTACCCTACAGATAAGCAAGGCGGCTAATTATGGCTAGGACTCAAACCTTGGGAGCATGGGCTGCAGAGGAGTTTGACGATCCGATACCCAGCTATCCAACGCTACTAAAATATGCGCAACATGGCATGATATCACCGCCGCCCTTTAAGGCTGGCAGGTGCTGGCGGGTTGACAAAAGTGCCCGATTCGTCGGGATAACAGTCAAGCCAGTAGTGAAGAAAGACGATGATCCACGCTTGAAGAGGATAATGGAAGATGGCCAGACCTCGTAAGTACAATGTAAATGTACCAGGTCTATCGTGCTATACGGACGCCAGAACAAAAAAGGTGTACTGGCGTTACAAGCACCCTATCACCCGTAAATTTCATGGATTAGGTGATGATGAGGCTGCCGCAAAGGCTATAGCTATTGAGGCTAATAGCCGCTTTGCCAACCAACAAATGGGCCAACTGCTTAAAGCAAGGGATGAGATCAGCCTCAAGATAGGTAAAGCGATAACAGTTAACACCTGGTTAGATCGTTACCTCGCTATCCAGCAAGAACGTTACGACAGTGAGGAAATAAAACTCAACACTCTTAAGCAAAAAAGTGCGCCAGTCGAAGCATTCAGACGTCATTGTGGAATGCTACCCCTTCCTGATGTCGGTGCTCGCGATATAGCTTCCGTAATTGAAGAGTACAAAGACAAGGGGCAAAAACGGATGGCGCAGGTTGTTCGGATGGTACTGATCGATGTGTATAAAGAAGCTCAACACTCCGGAGAGGTTCCTCCAGGCTACAATCCGGCTCTGGCCACCAAACAACCAGCAAACAAGGTTACCCGCATCCGCTTGAATTTTGATGAATGGGAGTCAATATTCAATGCCGCTGAAAATATGCAAGGTTATATCCAAAATGCAATGCTTCTTGCTTTGGTTACTGGCCAGCGCTTAGGGGATATCGCTGGCATGAAATTTAGCGATGTTTGGGATAATCACCTTCACATTGTGCAGGAAAAAACGGGTACCAGAATAGCAATACCGGTAACCCTAAAGTGCGACTCTGTCGGTTATACGCTGCAAGATGTTATAGCACGGTGCCGCAATATGATCGTTAGTCCGTACATACTTCATTATCACCATACAACATCAATGGCTAAACGAGGCGGTCAAGTATCTAGCAATGCAATCACTACCGGATTTTCGGCGGCCAGAGACAAAAGTGGATTGCAATGGAAAGACGGTACCCCACCTACATTTCATGAGCAGCGATCCTTAGCAGAAAGGTTATATCGAGAACAAGGAGTGGATACTAAAACGTTGCTCGGACATAAAAATCAAGCAATGACTGATAAATATAATGATGACCGGGGTAAAGAATGGCTGGTGTTAGCTGTTTGA